GCTAAAATATCACATTATAATAAAATGCCAATTCCGATTATTATTGAAAAAATCAAATTTTTAATAACCTCCATTCATCAATAGTATATTTATTCCCCATACCTATATTACACTGTCTGCAAATTGGTTTTAGATTATTTAAATTTAATGTACCCCCTTTGGATTCTGGTTTATTGTGTCCGACCTCAAAATCAAAACATGTAATTTTTCTATGACACCAATTTACATAACACTTATGCCTAAATTTCTCACCAAAATTTCTTACCCAACATTCCTGTCTAATAGCTTTCGGAATTTTAATTTTAACCATTTAAAAAGTAAAAATAAATTATTGCATATCTTCATCTTCAAAATCCAAAACTGCAGGAAACTGTAATTTATAGTTAAGGTGTTTTGTAATATGCAGTTGTCTTGTTTTGATAAGAAATTTAATTAATGCAGGTGCCGTACTAGGTCTTGACATCATATTGTAAAATGTATTTTTAGTTAGTTGTAAATCTACTTGATTAAGTGTAAAACATTGATTGAGTATATCAACAGCTTGGGTTGAGTTACAATTTTTAAGTGTTTGGTTGCAGACACCTTCTGTAAGGCTAATATCGATATCGTATTTCATTTTACTATAGTCAGAGATTTTAATTGTTTGTTATTTTTACTAAAAACCTATAAATTACGTTTAAGCTAATTAATTTATACACTTAATTTATTTTCGTCGTATAAATAAAATGGAGAATATAGTTAACAAAAGATTATATCAACAAGCAATATCTGAGGCAGATACAAAATATAAACGCGACGGGCTCTATAAAAGTGCCTTCATCCAAAAACGTTATAAAGAGCTAGGTGGCACATACCGTAACCCAAAACCAGATTCAGGAACTGGTATTACTAGGTGGCTCAAAAAGGAACAGTGGGTGCAAGTGCTGCCATATATAAATGATAATAAAGTAATACAATGTGGTTCTACTGAAAATAAAAATCTAGCATGTCGTCCATTAATTAGGGCTAATTCTAAAACACCAATAACAATAGGTGAGGCAATACAAAAACATGGTATTACTAAAATAAGAGAGTTAGCTATGAAAAAAGAAAGGAATCCAAATATTAGAATTGATTGGGTTAATGCAAAAACATCATCTTAACTCCAAAGTAGATGCCATGAGAAAAATTCAGGTTGTCCCGGAACTTTATAAGCTAATCTACCATCTTTTAGTTTGATTTTACTATGCCTTGCTCTCCATGCATCTCTAATTTTATCATCGCGGTGGTCTAGAAATGTACCTTTACCAGAGTATTCCCATACCCCGAAATTCACTATTTTTCCTAACCAATTAATTGCAAATCTTTTATTTTTAGCTTTAGATATTTGTATTTGTTCTGGGTCTTGTATAATACCTTTCTTTAGTGCTATTTGTCTAACTTCCTTTAATTTTCTATCTTCCATTTATAATAGTATCCGAAAAATAAAAAATTAAACTAAACTTTGTTTTTTGTGGAAATTTCTTGAGTACTATTTTGTGGTGTTAAGCCACTTTGATTATCTTTCGTACAGTCACTTTGACAATCGCTACATTTGCATATGTGGCATATACAACTTCCCTTAATTCTACATACAATTAAACACCTCAATAATTTGTCAGACAAACCCATTTTATTTATTATATAATAATAAAATATGCCAGAATCTAGTGAAATACAAATAACAGTTGATGAACTCAATAAATATCTAAAAGGCACTGAATTAGTTAAAGTAATACCATCGCCAGATAGTAGATATAAGAAAACTAAATTTGATATACCACAAGTTAAAATAAATTCAATCGGAAAGAAAGGAAAATTTATTTATTGGATTTTAGATAACGGACAATATATATTTAACACATTAGGTTTATCGGGTCATTGGTCTTTAACAAAACAACCTAATACTAGTTTAGAAGTTGTTTATAAAAAGAATGGTAAAGAACATAGTTTATATTTAATAGACCAACTTCATTTTGCTACATTCGGATTACATGATAATCTAGAAAGTAAATTAAAATCAATTGGTCCAGATATAGCTGATGCGACATTTGATATTTTCAAAACTAGGATGCGTAAATATCCTGACATAGCAATTGGTACAGCATTACTTAATCAAAAAATAGTTAGTGGGGTTGGTAATTACATTCGCGCTGAGGCACTATATTTATCTAAGATATCACCATTTAGGAAGATTAAAGATATATCAGAATCTGAACTAAATTTACTATACAAAGCTATAAAATTTATAGTTAAAAAATCTTATGAATTAGGCGGTGCAAGTGTTACATTTTTTAAAGATATAAAAGGTCAGTCTGGTAAATTTGAGGATTATTTTGCGGTGTATGGAAAAAAAGAAGACAATAAAGGAAATCAAGTAAGTGCAGATAAATTAGATGATAGGACAATTTATTGGGTTCCAGCAGTACAAAAATAATTATTTCAATTTGCCAAATATTAATGTTATATTTGGATTAACAACTTTAGACCTAAATGTCTTTTCATCAAATTTAGTTTTTGGTATATTTCTAAAACGATAACTATCCATAGTTTCACGCATGAATGTTTTTGATTTGTCTTTTATGATATCTGCTGCATACTTTTTAGCGTCCTTTAGAGGAACCTCTTTTTTAATTACAACAGCGTGTAGTTCGTAGGGCATTTATTATTTACTAGCAAAATAAAATTAGTCTCCCAGGGGCTAATTAAGTTTTTAATTTTATTTTGCGATTAGGCAATATTGATAAAGTCATATTTGCGACTACGAGTTAGTGCGGTGTAGATAAGACGGTAATCCATCATTTTAGTGTCCCAAATTGTAAATGGTTCGTTGATAGTTTGACCCTGGAACTTGTGGACCGTAAAGCAGTAACCACTACTAAGAAACTTGTGGAACTCTGCGATTTTAATTGTTTGGTTATCAGCAGTAATAATAGTATCGGCTGTGATAGTTATAATTGATGTTCTTTTATTTTTGATAATTCCCATATCTGTATTAGATACTCTATAAATAACGGGGCACCCAACAAATACACTCACATTTTGACAATCTTCACCATCATCGGTTTTAACTGCGATATCAGTAAATGTAGTTCCGCGGTTGCGTTCCATGCATTTTTTATTTACTTCTTTGCGTGTCTTGTTAGTGTAGCTGATGTTAATATTGTAATTAGTATTTGACGGAAATTGTGAAAGGTCAATTGCATCTTGAATAACAACATCATGTAGTTTTTTATCGCAGCGAGAATTCTCATTATAAAGTAGTTCGCAGAATGCATAGCCGCTCATTTTCATTACTAGGGGATGGTAGCAATAAAAACTATCTACGAAATTCTCAATCGGTGGGATTTGCTTCCAATCTCCAACAAATAGAAATTTGCAGTTAGTAGATTTATATATTTCATAAAGAACCATCCAATGCGAACTAGGAACCATACTAATCTCATCTACTACAATCAAATCATACATTTTACCAATTTTGGCAAGTTGTTTTTTGCTAATCTTGTTTGTAATATCCATACCAAGCAGTTTATTAATGGTAGTACCGTCAATATTTTCAGCAGCCATATTTGTGTAGGCGCATGTTATAGTTTTAAATACGTTAGCAGCAATAATATTTTTAATGAGATGGGATTTACCAACACCGCCCATCCCCCGAATTTGTAGAGTCCTAAAATCATTAAGATGTTTAATAACATCTTGGTGTTGATTAGAGTTATTAATAGTGGTTATATTACTATATTTCAATAAATTATTATTAGTAACATCAAAAGCACTTGACCAGTCAATATCCACTTTGCGTGTATGTTTAGCAGAAAATACATATGTTGGTAGTTTCTCAAGTTTATATTGTCCTGATTCTGTACCAACACTCATATTTTTAGGATTACGAATAACTAGGTAATCAGTTTTACGATAAATAATTTCACCACCGATATCTTGCCCCATCTTAAAAAGTCTGATATTGGAATCATCGAGGATTTGAATCCACATAGGTAGATTGTGCTCTGCGAATTCAGTGTGTGTTTTGGTTCCATAGATATAATATTTTCTATCTTGACTATCTTCATTGTTTTGAATAAATACATTCCCTTGCATAGTTGCTAGTTTCGCGAATGCTTCGTTTAGACTTGTTGTAATACTCTTTCTCATAGTAGTCTTTTTAGTTTTTCCAAGGATACCCACTGTCATATTTCCAAGTAGTTTCTTAAACGCTACATTTCCATTACTGATTTCATCATATTTAGTATATACTTTAGCAAATACATCTTTGTCTAGGCTCTCTGTTGCATAAAGTGCGTATTTGATATTGCTATTTGTAATAATCTTTTGTGCTAGGCCAAATTTGACAATACTAGTTGAGTAAATATTGGTGCCGTGAAATAGTGTGTTGTCATCTGTTTCTACATAATATAGACCTAGTTTAACATCACCATTAAATTGTTCCCAGTTGTTATTAAATGTAATACGCATGAATTTCTCATATGGATTTTGAATACAATGGGCGTAGCATTTATTAATATCAAATCCTACATCAGTTTTATGATTTATGGGGTTAGAATTAGAGATAAGGCCAAGGTGAACACGGTCTTTGATACCTTGTGACATAAGAATATCATTGACAACTGGATTAGGGATTGATTTAGGAATACATTCAAGTTGTTTAGTAGCAAATGTTGCAGGAGTTTGGCCGGTATATACGATTTGATTATCTTGGCAAAATTGTTTTACTATTTCTGTTGTTTCGTCTTTGAATGTATATTTGTTAGTTCCAATAACAAAGAATTCAAGATTTCCATTAGATGAATTAAAACTAATATTTTTTGCTAGGATTTCTGTGTTTGTTTCATACATTTTATTTACTAGAAAATTCACACGTTGATTTGCTGGAATATCATTTACGATAATAGTATATGTTGGTTCTGCGACTTGTTCTATATCTACTTTCTTGGAATAACCACGATTCTTGCCGAATTTTTGTGCTACAGATTCAATGATTTTCTTGTCTAGGACTGGATAAATGTGTTTATTGTGAATGCGATATACAAAACTTGGGGCGTCTTTGTTGCGTGTTTCAGGAGAATGTATATGAACTTGGTTATAGTCGATATCCATAGCAATCATAGGAATTTTATTAGCAGCACACCAAGCGCCAATCATTTCAGAATTAACACCATCGGTACGCCAGTTAATAGTTTTACCGGTAAGTGCTTTATGAGTTTCAATGTAATGTCTCCAGCATTCATCTAGGTATGTATCAGTAAGTTTCTTTTTCATGTAATAACTAGGTTTGTTGTAGTAATATCGCATAAAGTCAATTACACAAGTTCCCATATTAGTATTGAAATTTTGTGTGTGTTCTTCGCCATCCATATTCAGAATTTTAAAATCACGCATGAGAACGTCTGATAGTTTAATAATATTATTGCCTTCATAATTTCTAGTATTAGTTTTTTTGATAAATCGCACTGTATCAATGGGAGATTGTGAGCTTATATCTCTGAGAGTATCTTGAATAAGTCTATCTGTTTTTTGTTTGGCAATAATAAGAGATTCAGATGTAGTATTATCTGTTGAACCGGCTGTAATAGTAAAATCATATGATTGTGTTGGTTGACCTGACTGATTTCTTTTGTAAGTAACTGCAAAATTCAGTGTGAATGATTGAAATCTCACAGTTTCAACTCGGACATTTGGTTTTCCAGTGACTACACCAGACACGATTTGTTTGTTAGCAAAAGAACCAATTTTGACTTCCCGAGAACGGTCAAATACATTGCTAGCGCGGACTACACGGTTATTTGGTTTGTCAAATACATAGTTAGGATTTTTAATTGTTTTTACGGATTCAATAGCACGACTTACTTTTTCCTGAATACTATCATTGTATTTCTGAATGGCTTTATTAATTCTTGCCCTAGCACCTGCAGTATTATTGACACGATTGCCGGTAATAGGATTTGTAATTTCTTGTGTTTGGCGTCTTGTTTGGGTAATTGGGGTGTATTTTGTAATATTAACTGGTTTAGCTGCTCCGATAGATACTAGTTGTGCGAGGAGGTCAGAGCCTTGAATATCACTGGAAACTGGTTGCCTAGTCAGAGGCTTGAGACGAATATTGAGACGTTGCATATTTAATTGTTGTGTAGTTTATTATTACCAGGGATTATTATTATTTGTTTTTATTACAAATAACCACTAAAAATCGTTTAGATTAAAAATATCCAGGCCTATTTTATTTTTGCCGGGGGCTAAATTATTATCTTAATATATATAAATGTCAGAAAACGAAGTAGAAATTTACAACAAGCCAGTTCTGGCAAATTACGCCCAAAAATATGGATTAAAGACCGCAAAACCTGAGGCCTATGTATCCCGACTTTTAAAAATTGCATACGGTGATGGGAAAATTGACCCCGAACGACTAGAAAATACAAATTTGATAATTTCAGTAATTGACAATCCTCCGGCAAATTGTAGAAATCCTATACTAAAAACTTCACGGGAGGATTTGATGAGGTTTGTCATCAGGTTTTACTGCCTAAAAAATAACCCTAACCCTGACGTAATCAAATTTTATACAAAAAAACAAAAAGAATATAAGTCAAAGTTTGATATATCGCCAGATACAATTTCATTTGAGTTTGAGAAATTACATCTAATTGTGTTTGAAAATCCTACACCAGAATTAATCCAAAAATATTTAGTAGTTTCCCTATACAAATATTGTAAGTTTTTTAGTGGGTATTATTTACATAGGATGGTTTGGCGTGATAAAGATAAAGAAAGTTTAAATTATATTGATTTGGAAAACAAAGTAATAGTAATGAATATAAAAAACAAATACATTATCATTCCACTAGGTCAAAAGTTATATGTTATCCTAAATAATTTACATGATATAATAAATTCAAAATATGTTTTACCAGATTTTAATGATAATTCTAGACCTAAATTCATTCAAACCCACAAATTATTTATAGCTTCTATATTTGGAACTGATATAAGTGATAAAAATGATGAAACAATAATAAAAGTATCTGATTATGATAATATTCCCGCTATAGTTAGACTAATTAATGAAAATATGGAATTAAAAAAAGTAATGATTAGCAAACTTACGCCAATTGAGGGTTAGTTATTTTTTCTAAGAATATTGTTGATTTATCACCTAGTAAAGTGTGGGGTTGTTTAGTTACAGGGTCTAAAATACGAATATTGATACTGCCAATTGACATAGGTTCATTACTGTTATTAACAAATGCTATACTGCTATCAGAATATACAGTAACAAATCCTGAACTATCCCAATTATTAGATGCAATTTGAACTATACCCGAACATGTCCTATCATCTGCATCGTATTTTGTTGGAATTGCTTTTATTTCAATAAGTAAATAACCACTATCTGGCGAATTATATGATACTGGCGCAATAATAGGATTTGTCAATGTTGTTTTATAAGAATATTCACCAACAGGAATAGTTGCTAATGCTCTTGTAGCACCTATAATAGAATCTAACCCTACATAATTTGATGTTATATTTTTCCCTCTTTGTAATGGTGTTTGTAATGCCCCTAATGGACCATCAAGAACTAGTAATGAATTCAAGTCAAATCCCAATATATCCTCCCAAAATGTAGGCGGACTTAGTCCTGTAAAAAATATTCCAGAACGCGTATCCTCTATAAATAGCTCAGCTAATCCTTCTGTTGTAATGAAATTAACACACGGGTCTGCATCTGTATCTGCCGCATAAGGAGATAAATGCATAGTAGATATTTGAAATTTTCCTGAACCATTTACATCATATTCAATTGAAAATTGATTAGTTCCCATATATCTAGGTGTAGTACATGTAAATGCATCTGGTTCTGTTCCTGTAGGAGGCATATCTTTTGTTTGATTATAAAATACGATATCAATAGGTGTTGTTAAATAAATATACACTCCAAATATTAATACGCTACTATCTAATGGACTTTCTATAACTGGTGTAAAATTAAACGTTCCAGTAGTTATATCAACTGAAGTGCACGTAACAGTGTTTGATTGATATTTTGAATCTTCATACTTCCAATTAACTTTCATTTGTTTTCCAGTATAAAATCCTGCTAATATAGCTGAAACTGGAAATTGTGCCTGAACGCTATTAAATCCAAAGTCCTTACTAGGAATTGTATAATCTATACAGTCAATTCTATATGTATTAGTTGCCGGGACTAATAATTTATTTAATTGTGAATTAAAAATTGATATATTATTTATTTCTTGTGGAAGTTTGCTAATTTCTGCTGATAAAAATTGAGCTAACTCGGGAGCAGACCAATTTTTAGCTGGCAAAATAAATTGAAGTGTGTTGGTAAACAAAGATGTTCCTAAATTATTAACTGTATTTCTAGCTACATATAATTCCATTAATTCATATGAATTTGGGTTTTTATATGTTAGCGAAATTCCATCTCCTGTATAGTAATAGCCATATGTTATTGTTATTGGAGTATCCTGCTTTATCTGTATGTTGGTATATTCTCCACTAAGTTGTAAATCTAATATACTTTGCCTAACACCTATATTATCACCAGGTTGTAAAGTCAATGGTTTATTTAGTGTATTAGACCATTCTGCATTGCTTATTTTAGATATACTTGCTAGGTGCGAACACTCTATAATTTGACTAGACATTTTATTAATATCATATTTAAAAAATTAAAAATTAAGATGCTTCTATTCGGCTTGTGCTTGATAACCAACAACAATACCACCAGTTGCATCTTTGACAAGGAATTTCATGACTGAAGCCCAAACATATGAACTAGCAATTTCTTCATAATCTACTGGTAAAGTAAATTCAAGGTCAAGACGGTTAATAACTGTATTCAATTCGTAAGCGCTCCATGCTACCTTACCAAAAAGTGCAATTAGAGGCCCTGAAAAATCAGTTTGTACGTCAGGGTCTACCTCAGTCGTATCGTGGCAACCTGTAGGAACACATAGACCTAGGACAGATTGGTCTGCAGCACTACCAGCACGCCTGGCAGCTGTATCCATACCAGAAAGAGGGATAAGTCTCATACCATTTACAATATAATTTACTTTTTGTCCTAGTTCGTTAGAATAACCATGTCCTAGGTCACCAGATGCAACACCATTAGCAAGACCAACAGACATAAGAAGGTGATTAACCATTTTATTATCAAATGCTCTAACACGAACAGCATTTAGACCTGCATCAAGATTGGATATATATTCGCGTTCATATGTATTCCAAACTACAGGAAGACGACCACTTTGTTCTTTAATCAAATCAGCTACGGTCATTTCATCCATTTCATCCTCAAAAACAAGACTAGGGCTATTAACAGTCATAGCTCCCTGAACTCCGTCTGAGCTAAGAACAACTGTAGGGTCCGTATTATATTCAATTTCAAGGCGCAAATCACCAGACCAACCAGCAAAATAGGTTAGACTCTTAAGAAGTAGAAGCATTTCATCAACTTTAACCCTAGCAAGTAGTTTATTAGCGAGTGGTTGGAGACTAGTTTGAGAAAGATTATTAACTTGGTCTACGAGTAGTTCGCGAATATTAAGACTATTGCAAACAAGCCTTTGGTCTAGGTCAAATTTATCCATAGTAGAACCACGAAGCATGTGATGGCCCATAATTCTATCGGCATCTAAGCATTGGTCTAAAAGTGTATTTCCAGAGTAAAGACGGATATTTTTAATAAGGGCATAAGCGCCAGATGTGTATGCGAAGTTTTCCTGACCGGTGGCACCTGCTACTGCGCTGAGACCGAAATCAACTAGACGCATGTCTGAATAAATTACACGGCTATCTGATTGAATACGGAACACCGTTTTTTTATTATTATGGGTTACCGGCTCTAAAACATTTGTGCGTGGCTGAGACATATTTATTATTTATTATTATATCTGAAAGATAAAAAAATTAAGGAAATATACTATGTGTTCGCGAATTAAAATGTGGCTGCTCCCTTGAAATATAAGTAGCAGGCAAAGGGTGCATTTTGAGCTACACCTGATTCAACAAATACACCAATTTTAGTATTAGGGAGAACTGCATCCCCAAATCCAAACCCGACGCCATAATAGGCACCATCAACAGTTTCAGCAGTAATACCATCCCATCCCATAGCCATTAAGTAATTAAGGGCAATCTCTTGTGGATTTTCAAGTGCAAATTGTAGGGCGGTTCCGATAGTAACATCGTTATAGCTGCTTTCAATACGAGAAACAGCTGGAAGTTGAATAAGACGTGTATAATTTTCACCCATTTGATTCTCAGCGGCTAGCTGAACGAAAGACATAACAAGGGCATTAGATGCATTAGGGCAAATAACAGAAAGCTGATTTTGCGGGCTAGATACTGTTTGTTTAATACTAGTAACAACTTCCATAGAAATAGGTCCTGTAGTTGCTTCAGCAACTGTCATATAGGATAGTTGAATATCTGTAAGATAGAAATCAGTATTTTCATTGACATCTGAACCAAATAAGAATTGAGTAATGGAACTAAGAAGACAAGTAATTTTAAGTTGCCCGAATTTAGAATAACCCAAATTAGCACTTGAATTATTAATACCAACGAATGGTTTTATGGAAAATGATTTAGGACCATTAGCCATAATAACAGCAGTATCCTCGTCTTTAGCGCATTTTAGAGATGCAGCGTTTACAAGAGTGCCTCCAGTAGTTATAGAAGAATTACGTGCGCTTTCCATCATAGCAAGATAACGGGGTACTGCCTGAAAATTCTGGATAACTCTATCTTGGCTGCTGATAATATATTGTTGAACGAGACCATGTGCTCCAACTTTGCTATCAAAATATATTGCTTGTGAAGCATTAACTGGAACATCAGTTTGAGTTACAACTAGATTACCAGAAATACGCATACTATTTTTAACAATTTCACGACCTGCATAATCACAAAGAAAATCTATAGTGTCTCCAGGGAGGTATTGACCGTTTGCCCTTTGCGATAATGGGTAAGATGCAGAATATGCTGACATTTATTTATTTATTATTATGTATGAAAGATAAAAAATAAAACATAAAAATATTTATTCAGATTGAACTATTAATGTTATATAACATGAATTAGAACCAAGTATAGGAAGTGCTTTACCAGAGTTAGAATCCAAGATACGAAACTGGAGACTATTCAAAATTTGTTCGTATCGACTTGATAAACTTATAAAGATTGGGAAGCTTGCTGTAAATCTACGACGACCACCAATTAGTGGTGTATCAGAAGCTGGTACAACACGAATTATATTACGCCTTCTATTTGTTGTGCCATCATATGAAGATAATAACATACTAGGTAATTCAATCAATAGGTCGCTATCAAACACAAATGTATTAAATGTATTTTCAGCAGTGAATGAACCACCGATTTGTGTCAATTCATAATAATTATTACTAAATCCTAGTAGTAATCTAACTGGATTACTCATAGTCAAACTATGCAATGTCGGAACATTAGCCGCAGCACCTAGATTATTTAGTTGTAAATAACTTTCAAATCCAATCTTATCTTCATTCCTAGTAATAAGTGATACACCGCTAGATGTAGAATTTTGATATGGGGATGGTGTATAATATGTATCATCATTAGCGCCATCTCCATACCAAATTAATTTAGTAGGGTTATTTTTAGCGTATTGACTAAAACAACCATGTAAATTTTCAGCAAATGTATAGGGTATTACTCCAACTACAAAATCATTTATAATAATTTTTAAATTTCCAGTTTCTATAGAACAAATTATAATATTAGGGTCATTCATTAGTGAAGAAACTAATAAATCTACTGTTGGTGTTATAGTTTGTCCGTTAAAAAATATTTGGATAAAATCACTTTCTGCTGTATTAGCATACGCGCAAAAATAGAAATCTTCAGGTTCTAGTGTCGATTTTCCAGGACTAGGAATATTATTTATAAATCCGACAGCAAATTTATCACAAAATGTAGCACCTGAAATAAGTGGAAATTGTGTTGTACCTGTAGCATTTATAAATTTATTAGCCATATAAACATAGCCGCCATTATCAGTAATACTAGATAAAAGTGTTCTTGTGCCACCGCCTACTTCTTGTTCTTGCATGTTAGGACCTAGTAACATATCCACATCATTACCTTCATCATCCAGGACAGTAAGATATTGGATATTAAGTTTTCCATCAATATTAAAGATTGGTTTCCATTCAGTTCTAATTTCATTGTCCTCAAAATCGGTAGTGGAATTTAATGCTCTAGTTAATTCTTGTGTAAATGCCTGATTAGTATATGAACCATCATTAATAACAGCATTTGTTAAAGGTCCACCATCTGTATTTTGAACTTGAAAAGTATTATTTATGCTATCAAATATAACTTTAGATTGGTCTATCATAATACTCATACTATCCAATGCTATTTTGGAATTAGACCCAATAGTAATAGGTTCTGCAACATAATTAGTAATATCGGATACGGTTTCGTTAGTATTTGCAATGCGTAAATACTTAACACTAGGCTGTGTTGCTTGGCTCATTTTATTGTTTATTATATATGCCTATAAAAATATATTACACGATTAATTTTTAATTATTTCTTGATATAATATAAATAAAATGACAGATATAAGTGATATTTTTGAAATGAATAATGCTAAAAAAGAACAAAACAAAACAGAAAAACGTAGTAGGAAAAAGAAAGAATATACTGAGGAGGAAAAACAAAAAATAAAAGAAAGACTGAAACTAGGTAAAGTTAAGGCAGCCGAAGCTAGAGATGCCAAACAAGAAAAATCGCCCCCCACCCCGAGCCCACAGACCATGCAAGAAGTACCAAAACAAAGTATAAAAAAGAAACCTGATACTATGCAAGAAGAAATTACAAATTCAATTAGAGAAAAAATAATAACAAAACATATACTTGAATTAGATGAAACAGATGGTATTGACGCAAAAGAATTAAAACAATTCCTATCAAAATTATATAAAGCTAGTAAGCAAAAACACGTTCAGGATGCTATGAATAATTACGATAAACCACAACCAGAACCAACACCTAAACCAAAAACTGAAATACCAAAACCAAGTATCCAAGAAAAACATCATGAACCATCACAGATAGTACCACCTAAACCACCTAAACCTAGCAAAGAAGAATTGGAAGAGGCGGCATATAAGGAAAGGATGGCAAAACTTAAAAAACAATTGGCAAACAAAAAACGACGTTAATTCTTTTTCCATAATAATTTATCAAAATTATCATATACTGCCTGATTTTCTATATTTATCCAAAGGAAAGAATGTTTTTTATCTGTTACTTCATCATACATTTTTTCAACGTTAGGGATACCCGATAGTTCGTCCATGATTTTCTGTTTTTCACGTTGGTTATATGTCCTAAACAATATATATCCATTAGCCGATGTGCGTGAAATTACATCAAATGACTTAAAGGTTTGTGATATTCCCAATAAGCTTAAATTATGATGTCTGTATTTTGCATATAAGCGGCCAAATTCGCCGTTTTTCATCTTGCCGATACAGTCATCTAAAATAATTAATGTTGTAATTTCTGGATTTTCGCGTTGGTCTTCTAGAATTGATTCAATTATACCATCGATATTATCTAAATCTGAGTCTGTAAATATTTTCACCTTATCCGAATAAGGATTATCTTCAATTTCAGGGTCTATAACCCTATGTAATGGTTTTGCTGTTTTATCAGACATAATTGTTGGACTTATCCAAACTATACGGTGAAAGCGATTAAGCCAATTAAATTCTGGATTAAGCAGCATATTGACACACCAATTTGTCTTACCTGACTTCGGCGGTGCCTGGCATAGAATTGCAAAGGGGTGTTGGGGCAACATTTCATCAACATCCGCCCAATTTTCATGTTTCTTCCTATCTATTTTAACAGGTAAGATTTTGTATTTTTCTGTTTTTTTTTCACTCATAATTATATTATATTGTTATTAATATAATAACGATAATAATATGACAGACATAGCTCAAGGTGTTGGATTTGATACATCCAACTTACCATCATATGATGATTTAGTTCAAAAATTGGGTGCTAGTGATACACTTGAAAAAGCAAGTCAAGCATTACAAACTCTGCAATTAACACATTCAGTTTTAAGTAATTACAAACCTTATAGGGATTTAACAAAATCTTTATCAGAAGCTGTATTTGACCCTGTTAAAGCCAAATTTGAAAAAACAGTATCTGAAACAGTCGCAAAAGTTGCAGGTAAATTTAACCCGACTGGTGAAGGAGATGGTGTCGCTAGCAAATTAATTAAATTAGCAGGCGATAATCCAGAAGACTTATTAAAATTAGTTAAAAATCCTAAAGCTGGTGCTAAATCATTATTGAAAAAAGCAATCGATAGTTCAGATTTATCTGCAGAAGATAAAGCATTTGCCAAAGCAGCATCTGAAGGTAAAATAGCACCTAAAACAATTGCTAAGAAAGCATTGCAAAAAGTAATCGATAGTTCAGATATACCTGACGAGGCTAAAGCATTAGCAAAATCTGCAGCAGAAGGTAAGCTACCTAATACACAAGATGCTAAAAATCTATTAGGAAATATTATTGATAAAGCAGATATACCAGACGATGTAAAAGCATTAGCAAAAGCAGCATCAAGTGGTAGTAGAAAGACTTTTATGAACGCCGCAAAAGATAATATCGGCAAAGCAATTGATAACAGCAATTTACCCGATGACGTTAAAGCAACTGCTAAAACTGCTATTAGCGGTGGTAATTTAACAGATGAAGCTAAATCTGCATTAAATACTGCTATAGATAATTCTGATTTAGCGCCTGAGATAAAATCATTTTCAAAAGCTATAGTTTTAGGAAATAAACAAAACTTAGCAGACCAAGTTTCTAGTACTCTAAATGGTATAGTTGAAAAATCAAATTTATCTCCAGAAGTTCAGAACCTAGCTAAAACTGCTGCTAAGGGTAGGGCACCAACATTAGATGAAGCTAAATCTGCCATGGATGCCGTAATACCTGATTCTGTTAAAGCACAATTACCTAAACTTGGTGCTATGTCGGAAGATATAGCTCAATTACCATCACAAGTGACGGCTAAAGCTAAAGCATTTGCTGAATTACCTAAAATGGGGGCTGCTGCTGTAGAAAAAAGTGTTGGTAAAATGCCGGCAGAATTAGTTAGTAATCTTAGACAAGCAGGGGTTTCAGATGAAGAAATGGCAGCAAATAAATCGGTTGATTTTGCTAAGATTGCCAAACAAGCACCTTTAAGATTATTAGACCCTAGTGAAATTTCAGCCGATGCTCCTGATTTTGATTTAGCTGACGCGCAAAGGTCATATAGAGCCTCTAAATATCTAGAAAGACTATCAAAACCTGCGGCGGATACCGGGATGGGTCCAGGTGGTGATTCAACTCTTGCTAGATTATTTAAAGAAGAGGAGCCGGTAAAAGATATTAAACAATATGCTCCCAAAACTAAGCGCGACATAAAAGAACAAGCAAAACAAAGAAAAATGCCTAAGAAACAACCACAAGAAGAAGCTGGTCCCGCTGAAGAACAACCTAGGACAACATCCGGTGTAGTTGAAACCCAAACTATTAATCAAAATCGTGAATTAGCAGATGAAGCACTGACACCGTATATAGAAAAATTATCTGCTCCACCAAAAGCAACAGCTTCTGAAATAGAACCAGCTCCTCCAGCAGAACCTAAACCAGTATCTAAAGTACCAATAACAGAAGAAGAAGGTTTATCTGCTGGAGATATTGCTGGTGGCGCAGCAGATATTGGTGGAACAGCTCTGGGTGCATTCGGATTAGCCCAATCTATAGAACAAAAAAATAAACCGCAAGAAGTTCTTCAAGGTACTCAACTAGCAGCAGGAGAAGGTGGTGATGCTCTCATGGCAGTTGGTGAAGCGACCGCTAAAGAAGGTGCTGCAGCAGGTGGTGAAATTGCTACAAAAGCAGTATCAACAGCAGGTAAATTACAAGCAGCCACAGATGAAAGTCTCGCAGGAGATGAAGACCCAATAGGTGCAGGTATATCAGCTGTTCTAGAAATTGCTACACTCGCAACCATGTTAGGCGGTATATTTGCACCAAAACCAAAACAACCTGTTATAGTTGGTGGTTATCAATCTGGAGTTTAATTTTTTTATAAATAAATTTTATCTGTCAAATATAATAATAAATTAAAAATATGTCTGCCGCTAAATCATCTGGACCGATTGTATTGACAGAAGCTCCTACAAGTCTGGGACCGGTTAAAATGGTTAAAATTCAACAAACCGAATCTGGACCATTTAATGTATCTAATAATCTTTGCAGCATCGAATTTGATAGTGATAATGTTACAGACCTTTCTAGGTCTTACTTAGATATATCTCTCAAACTTACACTCCCTAACGGTGATGTTGTTCCTGACTGTACTTTGGGCGATTTTAATACTGAAGCCAAATATATGGGTAGTTGCTTTGTTAAAACAGCTACTCTTCGCTCTGAAAAAGTAGGTATTGTAGAACAATTTCGTTATCAAAACGTTCATTCAGAAACTATGAAACAATATCTCAAATATACTCAAGAAGAAGATTCTGCTGATATTCTCAATTCTGGAGATGTTAAGGTAGATGAAAATGGTGAGGCTCATGTTATTGTTCCTATTAAAGATATACTAGGTTGTGCTAAATCCCCTTTCCCTTATCCTAATAACAGGATGGGAACCAGTCGCCTAGAACTTGAACTAGAAAACTACAAGTCTGTCGCATATACTAAAGCTGATGATACTTTGCTAAGTTATAATATCGCTTGTGCTAATGAAGCTACCCAACCCGAACCGTATGATTGGCAAGAATTGACACTAACTTATAAATTTAATTCTCAAACTGATGCAGAACTATTTTTTTTGGCGGGTGATAAAACAGCAACATTAACTTATAATGCTGGTGGTGTAGTAACTACCCAAATAACTATTGATGATGTTATTGTTGATGAGACCAATAATGGAACAACTACAATTTCATTTTCACCTTCAATTGAAATCCAAGACGATACAGCAATCACTGCTATTGCAATTTCTAAAACTGTTACAGGTTCTCTTGATGGTGTTAATATTGCTGGTTCGGCAACTGTCGATACACCTGTTAGTGTAATAACATTTCAAAATTGTTCTCCAGATGATTTCGTTATTGGTTCAACTTTATTTGTAGCTTATTTTCAACAGACATTTGCCGGTATTCAACCGAATGATAAATATTCTACAGCATTTGGTGTTATAATTGATGCTGAAGTCAATGGAACTACAGCTACATCAGTTGATGTCACATTTGAAGATACAGTTTTTACTATTCCCGCCGGATTTAGTGCAAATCAAATACAATCATTCGTTGATATTGTGCCTGCTGTTCTAAAATGGGAAATTTCGCAAGTTGATTTAATTCTTGTTAAACCAGTTAGACAATATCAAGTCCCACAATATGAATTTCAATGTATGAATCTAGAAATGGTTAATCTTCCTGCAGATGTTCCTTTCTTCCGTCGCCAGTTTGAACTTGAAACTACATGTGATAGGGTTCTACTTCTCAATCCTGTAGATACACTAGTAGGAGTTAAACAATTTGGCGCATATCGCAACGCACTCAACAATATTCAAACTACTACACAGGATGTTGAAATAGACCAAACAAACAATGCTAGTTTGTATTATGACCGTTGGCTTACCGCAGTTGATGATATCAAACGTCTTCAATACCAAAATGGTAGTCTACAAGTCGTTGGTATTCCCGAAGCAGTTGTACCCCAGGCTGTCGGCCTTCCTAACAATGTTATGGAGTTTCAACTCATGGAACCCGTTGCTGGTGGTGTGATGGCTTCTATTCTATATTGCTACAAACGAATTACTAAAATGTTTTAATAATATAAAATGGATTGCCAAATAACAAAAATTAGAAATATGATAGAAAATAAGAACAATAATAAAACACTTAAAAAGCTACCTAAAATGATGTCTTTCTTTGATACTAAAAAAAAGAAATACACACAATATTAATTTTTAATTTCTTCTTTATTAATAATATAAAAATGGCAAGCTTTGTTAAAATACTTGGTTATAGCAAAGACAGCAAAAATTTCAATAATATCGCTTGTGATGCTGGTGGTAATCTATCTGTCAGTGGTCTAAAATTTAATCAGGATGGGGAACTTTTAGTGACATCGACTGGTGGAGGTGGTGGTGGTACAGCATCTGCAGAACTTCAACAAGACCAAATAGATATTGCTACAGCATCAAATTTATCTATTTATCAACAACTCGCAGACCAAACAGATAGAATACTATTTGATACTGATATCATTGCTAACAATTTGACTAATGGAAATTTAGCAGTATGTACTCGGCTAGACAATCTTGTTTTTACTTCAGGGAATCTACACGTCCGAGATGATGCCACACTATTACAATTAACAGGTTCTAATATAGCTCAATTTGGAAAATTAGATTTGATAGAACAAGCTGGTGAAATATCTAGTGGTTATTTACAAGCTATTGATACTCATTTAACCCCACTACAACAAGGTATCGCTAAATATACGTTGGAAGCTAAAACTACACTAGCTCCTGATACGGTGCCTGCATATAGCGCGCCACCAAGTGGTATTCCGGCTTCTGAGGGATGGTATTACAAAAACTTAGTATTAGGTAATGCTAGTCAGCTTTACTATTATGCTAATCAAGCTAGTCAAACTAGAAACCATGATTACACAATTTCAGCTATTGAATCACAATGGGCTGTGGTTCGTATTCTAA